CCAGTTATTCGTAGGGCTGTCAGGCAATACGTCTGAGTTCTGCAAACCTGTGGGGTCAAAGTTGTTGCCATTACCAGATTGATCGTAGAAGAATGAAGCCTCACGTCCGTCGGCAAATGCCATATAGAGATATGTTCCGCCACTAGCATTGTGGTCGCCAGCAGTCCCCTGAACAGTAAAGCCATCTGAATCAAGGTCAATTTTATTGTTTGAAAAAGTTGCTTCAGCATCATTGTTATTAGGACTTAATAAGTCTTGCGCTGGGTTATTAGGATTTCTAGAACTGTCATGAATATACCAGCTTCCAGCAGAATCACTGCGTTTAATAAAAACGACCGCAGGCTTAAATCCTAGTCCTGTAACCGCTAATCCAGCAGACCCTGTACCAGTATAACTGCCAAAAGCTGACTTTCCTGTAGTTGCTGTCCAGCAATAAGCTATAAATTCATCCCCTGATCGATTTACTGCATTTCCAGTGCCAATGCTAACTACACTTGATGTGGGAGCAGTAGAGTTCCACACAACTCCACCACCGCTGGCAGTTGCATCAGAAAGGTTAAGTGACAAATACTGTGTTGCTGGACTGCCTGTATTACCAGAATGATAAACTGTCCAATTAGTTGCTAAACTCCTATTTTTAACAACCACCCAATCAGGAGCAGATGATAAGCCATGCCCGAATGTAGCATTTGCCCCCGTACCTTCATATTCTACAATAGAAAAACCTGTGTCATCTGATGCTTTTACACGGCTTGTTGTTGAGCCATTTGTATTTACTGGTGCAATAGTATCTTTGCCGCCTGCAAAAGCCATGTAAAGATAAGTGCCACCTGATGTGTTACCTTCACCAAAGGCAGAAGAGTCAGCAATAATTTGAAAACCATTATTTTGGAAGTCTACATATTCTTGACCTGTGCCTGAGCCGCCCTCTGCATTAGGTAAATTTGGCCTTAAATATCTTTGGCCTTTATTATCTGGGTCACGATTAACATCAAAAATATACCAATTACCGGTACTATCAGAACGTTTGATCATAACAAAAGCAGGTCTAAATCCACACGTTACTGTAGGCCCCGTTGCAGAACCATTACCCGTGTATGTGCCTATTTTTGAATAGCCTGATACACTATGCCAACAATACGCAACAAAGTCGGAATTTAAATTTACAAATGCACTTCCCGTTTGTGTAACTATGCTGTCATTAATAGTTCCATAGTAAGAACCAGACAGTTCAGCATTGGTGCTATTAAGTTGAATTAGATTTGATGAACTGCTCAAGCCAGTATGCCAGCTATTCCAGTTGCTTGTTCCCTCTGACTCTTTCCAAATAACAAACTCTGGTGCGCTGCTTAAACCATGCCCAAAACTGTAGCTTGTGTATGATGATGGCGTTGAACCTGTTACTATACTGAACCCATTTGCTGTAGATGCTTTAACTGTTGCTGTAATAGACCCATCAGTGTTACTTGCTGGCGCACTATCTCCTGCATCCCAACACCACGCTACAAAATCATCACCGTTGTTATTAATAGATGACCCAGTGTCTAGATCAAATCCGTCAGAGCCAAAAGAATTTACTGCATTGGTATCTGAAGTTTCAGCCGAAGTTTGACTTGATGATAACCTTTTCCCAGCACCTCTTACAGAGTCTGCCAGCATAGGATGATAACTGTTTGAACGTGCCTTTATCCAAACTAAATCAGGGGAAAAACCTATATCTGTTACAGGCCGTGTTGTAGCTGAACCTGTATAAACCACACATCCATAGCCTGTAGCAGTTTGGTCTGCACCAGCATCCCATGCCCATGCAACAATATCACTCCCACTATTATTACCCGCAGCATTTGTTCCATAATAAAATCCATCATTAGTATACGCTTGAAGAATATTACCTGCATTATTATCAATATAATTTTCGCTAGGAACTAAATATGCACTTGGACCTCTTACTCTGTCCTGTATTATATGAGCATTTACAGTATCTCTATTTTTGTACCATACCAAGTCAGGTTTATAACCCATGCCCTCCACACTACGACCTGCGCCTGTTCCTGTGTAAATAACTGTAGATTGCCCTGTTGCAGTTACGGTACTGTTAAACGGCAGATAGAACCCGTTTGTACCGTAAGAGCCTGAATACTGCTTTGGTATCCATATGCCAGCTTTTGTTTCACCAAATGAATCTGCGTCCAAAGCAGTGCCATCAATAAAGTTGATTTCTGCCATATAGCCGTCATAAGGACCAGAAGTTGTGCTATACGATAAAGCCCCAATCATATGAGCAGTGGTTGAATTAATTAATAGGTCAGTGTTTTGCGTTGGTCTTGTAGAAGACGAAAAATCAGTAACTTGACTGCCGTTAACATAAAGTTTTGTTCTGTCTGCGGCGGTTGATTGCGTTGTATCCATAACAACAACGATATGATACCACGCTGATGGGTCACGAAATTTTTGTGTGGTTTTAAGATTTAAAACTAATGATGGCTGTTCAGAACTGCAAAGAATCTCGTCATTGGTATCAAACCGTATTTGTATATAGGAAGAGCCGCTTGTTCCAGCGGAAAACAGCCTTTTTAACCCTAAATTTCCACGCTTGACCCATGCACTCCAAGTCCAAGTTTTGCGATTGCCAGCCGTGGTCGGTGTGCGTGTTAAATAGGGACTGTCGCCGTCTTCAAACCGCAGACTGCCTGTCGGTTCGAATGGAAAAAATTCGCGATTGCTAGTGCCGCCAATAGTAAACATAGACTAGTCCTTTAAGATACGTTCAGTGAGCGTCCAATTTCGTACAGGTTAGTTCCATTGCTTAGAAACACCAGCACGTCCCGCGCTGATGCGGTGGTCGTCAGTGTGGGGGCAGAGCCCTGATGAAACTTGAACACAGCGTTAAAGCTGAGAGTGCGTGAGCCCGTGCCGTCCTGTATAATGGTTAGCACATACACCGCACCGTCTTTCAGGTTGGTTGGTGCTGCCAGTGTGCGATTCCCAGCCAGTGTTACGGACGTTACCTGATTCTGTGCTGCGTCCCATGAGATAGTCGCCCCGTCTGTAAGGGTTGTTGCGTCAAAGTTCTGTGTGCGTGTAAACTCCTGAGCGATATCAATCCCAGCAATAGTCAGGTCGCTGTCAGGGGCAGTAAACACACGGGTGTTCCCAGTCGTAATGCCCACAGCATCGAACCGCATTTGCTTGGTATCGTCTGTAGGGTCTGACAGGGTAAAGGTGTCCTGTATGGCTGATGTGCCTGCGTTCATGTCCGCAAGGTGCGCCATCATTTCCCTGAGCGAGTTGTTAACATCGCTTGGCACCATTGTGCCCTCGCCCAGATCAATCGAATCAATGTCCGTGTTTGAACTAGCGGTTGCGCTGTATTCTGATATTTTAGTCTTTGCCATCTTAGTCTCCTAGCAGGGTGTATGTCGCGCCCTGATTTGTTATAGCATAATTACGGCCACCAATCGACACTACATCCTCTATGGGCATTTCGCCAGCCTCGGCAGGTGACAGTAGCCCGCCCATAGCTGACGGAGCGGCTTCACCAGCGGCTGGGGCTAGGGCCCTCATAAATCTTGCTGGGGCAGTGACAGCACCCTTTAACTGGTCCCCTTTACCAAGCCTAGCCCCCAATTTAGGAAATTCATATAATGCTGATCCTGCTACAAGACTGCCTAACCCTAAAGCTCTTTTCGGTGTGTAAGCTGTGAATGGCGAGGCAAGTAACATTCTGGAAGCAGTGCCACTGTCCGGCACAGTCTGGCCTAAAATGTCTCTGGCCTCTCTAGCTCTGACAACCTCAGGTGAAGTTCTGGCGCGACCTCGTGTCTCCTCCTTAACTAACGCCGCCGGAGTAAATTCACCGCCAGTAGCAACTTTTCTGTCAGACAGCTTAACAATCGGGCGCATATTTCTATAAGCCTTGTTCGCCGCTTGCAGGTCAGGCAGGTCTGGGTTTTGCTTGGCAAACTGGTCCCTAAGAACACCTTGAATATCTCGCATGACACGAGCCTGTCTGCGGTTCCCAGACATACGGAATGATTGAATGGCTGAGGATATATCGCTTTCCGCTTCCTTGAAAAGCTCACCCGTCATAGCACCGTTTCTTTTCTTTGAGGTGTATGCTTCTGCTAAGTCTTTTCTGAACTTTTTTAAATCGTCTGCGTCAAAAACGCCGTCTTTTAGTGTCTGTTGCAGGATGCTTTCTATCTCTGTATCTGGAGCCGCTGTGCTAAACTTTGCTTTTGGCACAACCTTCGCGTAAGCCTCCTGAATAGCATCCTCAGCAAAGTCTACGGCTGTTTCTCCTGTAAACCCTTCCGGCACTTTTACGCCCAGAGGCTTTAGGGCTTCGTCAATAGTCTCGCGCACGAACATTTGCTGTGGCCTGCGCCGAGCCTCTTGTATTGATTCCTGCAAAAACGGAAGAGACATTTTTTGCTCTATTGAGCTAACTTTACCTCCAACTGCCTGCCCCATTGTCAGGGGGTAGCCACGCTTTAGCATGGACTTTGCGCCCTCCTGTAATGCTGGCATATATTTTTGACCTAACCCCGCTGTCACTGCGCCAACAGGTGCGCCTATAGTTGCGCCCATAATGCGCTGTTCGGGTGTCTCGCCAGTTCCTGCGCCGTATATTGCGGCTTCTGCGCCGCCTGCTAACCCAGCCCGCTTTATAGCTTCTCTGCCAACATTTGCGCCAACAGCACGAGCAGTGCCAGCACCGCCTGTAATCATAGAGGCGAGTATCTCCGCGCCATACGCGACCACTGGGGCCTGTTCTTTAAACTGGCTTATATCTCCGCGTATTTCTTCGACAACTTCAGAGTATGGCCTTTTACCAAAAAAAGACGTTACCGCCGCCTCTATCTCATCACCAAAACCAAGGCTAAGGCCCTGACCAGCCGCTCTGGCAATGTCTCGGTAAAAATCAAACTTACCCCTGCCAGAAGGCGGTGTGACATCTACCGCACCCTGAATATCATCGTACCAGTTTTTTTGAGACATCTTTATTAATTCCCTCTAGGGTCTTTGTACACAATTTTGTCATTTGGCAACTTGACGTATGTATAATTAGGAGCGGCGTCATATTCTTCTTTAGAATTTGCTACGATTGGTATTGATTTTGTGCCTCTTAACGTCACATCCTTCATACCCATGTCCAACTCAAGTTGTCTTTCTAGCTGGTCTATTTGTGACAGAAGCAAATCTCTGCCGCCTCTAATCGCATCAGCAGAATTTGGGCTTGTTAATAAAGAGTCAAGAATTTGAAAATCCCCGCCCACAAGTGCGCCCAATTCATAGAGATTCTTTAGGTCCATTCTGAGAGCCTGAGCCTGAGCAGACGCTGTAGCCGCCAGACCACTTGGGAAGCCTAAAGCACCGCCAGCTTGAGACACCAGATCAAACTCTGGATTTTCCAAAGTTTGTCGGTAAGCGTTAAGATTTTGTAGCATTTTAAGGGTGTCTTTTAATTTTGCCGCGTCTTTGAGGGCTTTAGCACTTGGTTGGGTTGTCGTTAATGGGTCGCGGAAACCCTCTGGTCTAGGAAATAAATCTTGAGGCAAGTCTTGTGCAGGTATTTCTGTAATTGTTTTATTTCCCTCTGCGTCAAAACTTGTTTGTATTTGTGGCTTAGAAACAGCCCCATAAGCATAGGCGTAAAGTGCTCTTTCTGAGGCTGTAGCCTTGCCAGACTTTATCTTAGGAGCAAGTTCTAAAAGGGTATTGCCAGTTTGTGCAAAAATAGATTTACCTTCAAGTGCCCCAGATTTAGTGGTTTTTGCCGCCAACTCAGCTAACGCAATTTGGTCTGCTAGATTAGCACGTTTCGCTTCTGAGTACGCTTTCATTCCTGCGCCAAACATTGCGCCCAGTCCCTCACCAGTGGTGATAGGGCGGTCACGGTATCCTGACAGTTGCAGACCTGTTGCCGCCGCCTGTCCTAGCCCAGCAAAGGCAGGGGTGCCAACTGCGGGAAGCCTGCCCATAATACCACTAGCTGGAGTTTTTGGGGCCGCTGGGGTCATGCCGCCGTAGCCCATTTTTGTCATAATATCGCGCTGTAATGGGGTCATTGCAGAGGCGGTTTGTCTTGGCCGCATTGCCGCACCTGCCATGCCAGCCCTTAACGGAAATGGCGGAGTTGTTTGCCTCATAGGAGGGCCAGCAAGCTGAGGCGGTAATGCCCCAACTCGTGGACCCATAGGCTGTGGCTGTATAGCCTCAAGAAACGCCTGTGTCCCTGCGGCACTGCCTTGCCGTGGCATCCTCATATTTCTTAAAAATGGGCTCATTATGCCAGACCTCCTAACAACGCACCGCCGAGCATATAGGCTGGGTTAGTGCTCCCCATCATCTGAGCGGCCTGTGCACCAGCCATACCGCCGGACAAGAAGCCCAGAGCAGGGTTGCGGAACTGCGGAGTGATCTGCTGACTACCCAGAGCACCTGAGCCGCCCTGCACCATTGTCATGTAATCTGCCAGCTTCTGTGCTGGGCGCATCTGCTCAAACTGGAACCGCTCAATATCTGCACTAAGTTGAGCCTGCTCCTGAGCCTCACGAGCCGCTCCTACTTGTGCCAGCGTCTTCATATCAGCAAAGCCAAACTCTCTGGCCGCTGGTGCCTGTGCAATCGCCGCCTGTTGCGCTTGGTAAGCCATAGGTGCCAGTGCCGCCCCTAGCGCACCTTGTTGGTAGCCAGATCCGTACCGGCCTGCCTTAGCGGCCTCTGCCTGCACACGTTCCACAATCGGATTAAACGCCGCCTGCTGTAACGGGTTGGTGCCCATGAGGTTTTGCATAACCACATCCTGAACAGCAGGAATAAACGGAGAACCTGCGGCAGCTTGCTGACGATACCCAGACAGAGCCATCTCTGTTTCAGGGCTAAAGCCTACCACTGTCGATTCAGGGTAATACTGAGGCATGGCTGACTGATAAAGGTTCTTAGCCTCCTCCATGCCATATTCTAAAAATGGCTGTGCAAACGCACTAGGCGCAGTCGTTTGCGTAATCGTTCTTTGTCTGCCGCCGCCTTTACTCATCTCAAAGTTCCTTCGTTAATATAACTGCTGATGGTTTATATTCTGTGAGCACTCGCTCCCAGCCCTTCCGACCAATAATCTCCATACTCTCACAACCACGTTCTCTGGCCCACCCACGGAGTTCTTTCTCAGCCTCCAGAAGCTCGTCCATATCGCCACCAGCTAACCAAATGCGACAGGTCGCCCTTTGCGGGTAATCAACTATCTCCACGACTATAGCAGATTTTTCGTAAGGAAAAAATGCTGCTTGTTTATTGGTTATAGCTTGCCAAACGTCCTGTAACGTATGGCTATGACCGGCATACACAAGTGCCGATTCAATGTAATCCGCGCAACGCTCAAATTCGTCAGCCAATGATGACATAACTTATATCCGTACTCTGCCCATTGTTTGCCTGCCCTATAACAAAAGACCCATCATTTTTAGTCTTAATATAAGGGTTGTGGTGGTAATAATTGTCTGTGTGAGGCTCTAATATGATGACGCTTTCCTTGCTTGCTCGTGGGTCTACAACAGTCACGTCTCCGCCACCAGATGGCAAAATTACCTCACCTGAGCAGTTTATCTTACCGCTCATCGCGCCGTTCAACACCTCAGCAATCATTCGCGTGGTAGCTGTAACGGGGTTTAATATGCGAAAGTTTACCGTTTTGCCCATTACCGCCTGCCTATCTCTCTGGCATCTACATCAAGCCCCTGTGCGTTTGACCAGTTACCTGTCAGGTTCATGCGGGTTCGGTGATACCGACCCTGTGCACGGAACGGGCAGAAACCGTCAGCGTTCATTGCTACGGGGCTTGTAAACGTCACTGCTGATGTGGGGGTGTTTCTGGTGCCAACTTCCATAGTCACAGAGCCATCTTCAAAGTATGGATAAATGCGGGTCACTATGCCGTGCTTGCCCTTGGCTATGCTGACTTCGCCCGTCTCAATGGTTGCGGCTAATGGGTCGCCTGTAAAGGTAGCCAGTTTATTGCCTATAGCACCGCCAAAGAAGTATTCACCTCCACGGAACAACTGGCTGTCTAACACGGTTGTGAGGCCGTCCAAAGTGGCTGATATATTGTCAAGATTGTCCATTGTGTAACCGCCGCTAAAAAACGGGGCTATAAAGTTTGTCGTCACATTTACAAGTGACCAACGGTCTAGCGCATAGTTGTAAATCAACAGTCTATCACAGTCGCCGTTGTTGCTTTCTGTTGAAGGATAAGACCAAACAGCGATCTGGTTTAGCGGATCAACAGCAGCAGAAACATTGTCCTTGTAATTAGTGTTGAAATCTTTTTCAAAAAACTTGTCTACTTTTTCGTTGCCGATTGGTCTGGCACGTTGCCCGTCAAATGCGTGAAACCCATTGTCAGACAAGAAAAACGTCAGGGAACCATAGTTACAAACAGACCCAGCTAACCGGCAACCAATTTGACTTTCTACTCTGTCAAACTGCCAGATTAATGGCGGGCCTGTGTATGTCGCACGGAATATGGCCCTTTCACAAAGAACAGTCGCATATTCACCACCTACAAGGCCAGTGATTGCACCACTGTCAGGCAAGTCCTGAAAGTCAGCCTGATCCGTTCCTACAGTCCAACTATCAATAGCATTAAAGGCTGACCATCTTGTGCGGTACGGAACGCGACCTGAACCCTCGTCAATATTAGCGGTCCAGATAAAATCTCTGACCACTGCGAGAAAATCAGCTTTTGGGGGTGAGCCAGCTAAATTACTGAACGCTGTGTCAGAGGATAAATCCCACTTTTGTATTTCCTCGCCTATGCCGCCTGAAACTAGAACATATTGTCCAAATTGAACAAAACGCCACCGCTCTGGGCCTGTCAGGTCATAAGCAGGAGAGCCTGCTTTGCTTACGTCTGTGAGGTTGTTTGTTGACGGCGTAAATTTATATAGCTTGCCGCTGTCTCCAGCAAACAGAGCCACGTTGCCATCATTATCTTTTGCCGCAAAAATGCCGCGCAAAGTAGCTGTTGCCGCATTGCTGTAGCTGATCAACTGCGGGAACGGCTTATAGCCGGACGCGGAAGGTATCACGTTTGTTGCTGTAACTACGCCAGCGTTCATGTGGTCCGGCTGATCTGGTAGCCATTCGCCAAAAGGTATCATTGTCTTGCCCACGTTTCTGTGCCAGTTTGCACCTGTGTCCACACCTCAGAGCCTAAAGTCACGTCTGTCCATATCTCTGACCCTATTGTTGCATTTGTCCAATCTTCGCCCAATACTTTCGGTGATACACTGCCAGTAATAACTATTTCAGCAGTTGACGCACCATCAAAGGTCACTGTGATATTGCCCGCTACGGTAGCCGCAATGTCAGCAGTGCCCGCCGCTAGTGTAACAAAGTTTGTGCTAGTTGTCCCTGTGATAGCTATGTTGGCTGAGGCCGATGCAGTGCGAACTCGTGTGCCAACCATTGTTGCAGTGCCAACAGCACTAACCAGAGCCTCAAACGGGCGCACCCTCAGAAACGCCGCTACAACCGTGTTGAGAACAGTTGCTGTTGCCGCCGCTGTCCTTATGCGGGTTGTACCTGTTGAGGCTGTCACGGACGCTGTGACTGCGGCTGATACGGTCTTTACACGGTCTGCCGAACTTGTTGCTGTAACGGCTGTTGCCGCAGTGCCCTCAGCAATCTTAACCTCAAGGGCAAGAGTGTCTAAAGGGCCATAGTTCCAACTGTCCAGAACACCCCAGCCATCCATATGATCCAGCGCAACAGCGGTCCATGATACTTTGTCGCCAAGCGTATCAAGCGTGACGGTATAACTATCTAGGGTGCCGGTTATCCTGTCGAGGGGTGCTGTTGTAGACATATCTCACCTATGCGGCGGTGATGTCCATATCGCCAACTGCAATCTTCAGTATATCACCAGAAGCAATTACCTTTGAGGCTGTCAGAGCACCATGTATTAACAAGTTTCCGCTGGATGAGGCGTCAAAGATTCCAAAATGACTTACTGTGCCCCATGACCCAGTTGCGGCAGGAAACTCAACAGCGGCATTATTACTTGCCGTGCCTGAGGAAGCCGCCCCGAAAGTTATAGCTTTGCGGGTGTAACCAGAACCGCTAAGTTCTGTTCCGCTGTTATCATCATTGAATGAACCTGTTGACAAGCCCACATACACCGCACTTGGCATGGTATAAGAGCCAGTCCCCAGTATATGATCGAGAATCTCATTCTCTAAATAGTCTGACATTGCTGACATAGTTTAAGTCTCCGCTACTGCATTTTGTCGTGAATAAATACTTGTGATATGCAACGAGCCTGTTCCGTAATGGGCCCGCTGTTCATCAACTTTTACTTCCTCCAAACCGCGTGAAAACTTCGCGTCATACTGTGCCGCTCTGCCCTCATCCAATAAATAGGCGTATGCCTCTGTTAGTGCACCGTACAGGTACAGGTCAGGGCTTCTCAGAAACAGTGTCGGTGTGCTTGTGTCACCAATCGAATCCAATGTGCCTATGTAAACAATTTCAGCCTCGTAAGTGCTGTCTGGTATTGGGCGCAGTTTAAGCTCCTTGCCGATAATGCTGTAGCCCTCCGGCCTGCCTTGGCCGTTTGAGGAATACTGCGTGTCCAGACCTGAAGGGCTAAAGTATGACAGCACCTTTGTCGGTGATGTATTTAGCTTTACCTCGCGCACTTCGCGCAGGTCAGTCGGGAGAGCAACATATTCATCATTTGCTGTAAGGGTCGCAGTAGCCCGCTTTTCCTGTTCGCGTGTCTCCAGTTCCCTGCTCATCCGTGCTTCTGCAAGCTGGATAAAGTTGGGTATCTGCGCTGTTAGGTCATCACGGGCCAGAAAGTTGGCTATCGCGTCCTTCAACTCCTGATAAGTACCTATGCTCATAATTTACCGCCGCCTGTTCTAAACGCTCTGTTTTCAGAATCATTCAGCCACTGCTTCCACGCCTTTGGGTTGTCAGCAGGCTTGCCAAACTTCTGTACGAGTTCAGCATACAATATATTCGGTATTTCCGCCACATGAGCCATGTGCTTCTGTGTACCGCGCATCTGACCATACTTCCAGTCATCCGCCATATGCTTATTAAGTTTCAGCAGGTTGTCGAACTTTTGGGTCTGCTCAATATAAGATGACCCGTCACTTTCTTGGCGCAGATTGATTTCCTTGCCAGTGGTCGGGTCTGAGATAAGGTTTCTTTTCATATGCTCCCCCTAGAAGAGATGGGGCGGTTGCCCGCCCCACCTGTGGTTATTAAGAACCGTTGAGGTCCAAGATCATTGCGTGGGCTTTTGGAGCCATCACTTTCAGTGACCATTCTGTGACCAGTTGCATTTTCTCTGCGTCACCTGTGCGGGCAATTTCGTTTTCTGCGAAATTACGTCCGTTCAGTGTGCAAAGTGATGCAAAGTCTGGGTCAATCAGGAAGATGCGGTCATTGCTTAGGAAGCGTGACGGTGCCACGTCCAAGGTGCCAAAGTCTGTCAAGAACACAGAAGTTGAGCCAACGTATGTTGTTGCCTTAGCCGCTGTCATGTTGACATCGTTGCTGACCAGATTGCCTGAAGCAGACAGGTCTGAGAAGTTCGCACGGTTTGTTGCAGATGCAACCAACAGCTTTGGATTGCCGCCGTCTG